GTTGCTAAACTCAATAAGTTCTAAGAAGTCTTTGAGTGTGTCGTTGTCTTCCTTGATAAGTTCTACACTATCACCTGTGCTTGCTTGTATCTTACCAAACTTAGCACCAGTAGGTATGCTATCTTCGATACCTTCTAGCTTGATGGTAGACATGATAGGTAACATGTTCTTCTTCTTGAAGTTACTCATCACACCATTGATACTCTTCAGGCTGTCACGGTTCTTTACATCCATGACAAACGGTATAGTTGCTGCAGCATCCACTGGCTCACCCTTCTCATTCATAGGGCTGTCCAAAGACACAGTACCATAGTACACCATGACACGCTTGACTGAGCGCATCAGTTGCTTGGTTGCATCAGGTAGTGAGTTGAAGTCTTCGATGTAACCTGATGGTCTACCTAAGTTGAAGCCACCAATGCTATCCTTCAAGTCACCGTTGAGAGAGTTAGACATCACAGACTTCTCCATCTCTTCTGTCTCACTGTTCCATCTCTGCCATTGATTGCGTTGGGCAAAGACACGAACTGTAGCACCATTACTGTAGACTATATCATCCCCTGTCTTGAGGGTGAATGCACCTACTGGTACTACCTCTGTCTTTATCATCTTACCATTGAGATCTACCTCACCCATGATAGGTTGATGCAACATTACTAAACGTGAGATCGAAGGTGTTGCTGAAGTGGCAGGTGCAGATGATACACCCATAAGTTCAGCCATCGACTTTCCGCTTTCTGTTGCTACTGCTAGTTCATTACTCATTCTATATCCTTTTCTATAGAGTCAAAGAGATCTTAGTTATACACTAAACGTCAACTGTGTCAAGCCAATTCTCCCCTATCTTTGCTTCTAAAAGCATTGGTACATTCATCTTTATTCCATATGTCTCCTCTATTATTTTGTTTAAATCCTGGTTCATAGTCCACACCATTGACAATACTAAGTCTTTCTCGTCAGGGTGTACGTCAACCACCATAGAATCGTGTACAGTATTGACTAAACACGACTTCATATGTCGCAAACGTTCATGCATCTCATTCAACACCACTGGTACTACGTCACCTGTAGCAAAGCCTTGCACTGGGTAGTTCTTTATCATAGTGAAGTGAGTTGGTATACCACTGTGACGTCTTGTCACATCAGGGAAAGCGTATTGTCTACCTGATATGTTTGTTATCTTGAGGAAGCGTAGTGCCTCATCAGCTAGGTTACTGTGCCAGTTGGCTATCCCTTTGTACTTATCATTGAAGTGCTTGTAGTACGTAGCCTCTGCTTTTGTACGTCCGTAACCGCTTGCTCCAAAGAGTGGTGCGAACGTGTGTTCTTTAGCTGCTTGACGTGTTGTTGGTTGCCCTGCATCAGTAATAACTTTTGCTGTGTAAGCATGTACATCGAAGCCAGTTGAAATTTCTTGCATCGCTGTTTCATCCTGTGCCAAGAACGCTGCTGTCCTAAATTCGAGTTGTGCAAAGTCTGCCTCCATAATTAATCCGTTGTCAAATCTTGATACAAATACTTTCTTTACTGGGAATGTACCTCCTCTTGGCATGTTCTGCATGTTGGGATTTCTTCCACTGAAACGGCCTGTGGCTGTAATGTGTTGGGTAAGTCCAACGTGCAGGAATCCATTGTCCTTGGTGTATGTACGTATTCCGTTGACAAAAGCAGATAGATAAGAAGAGATAGCATTGTGACGTTTAAGATCAGAAAGGAAACTGATAGCTTCGTCCATTTTATTCTGTTTAGCAGTTGAAGATAGTACATCTAGTTCATCCTTCCCTGTGTTAAATCCATTGGCACTGACCCACTTCTTGCTTGGTGCAGTGAAGCGTAGTCCTGCTATCTGTTCTGTGTTCTTTAGTTTATACCCTTGTGCATCACAATCCTTGCATCTAGTAGCTCTTGCAAACTTTGTTCCATCTTTCTTAGTTCTGAATATCTTACCCTGCCCTTCGCAACTTGTGCAGGTGTAAGCCGTTGTCCTGTAGATCGGTGAGGAGTTGGCTGCAACGGCATCCTTAAACTCTTCTTGTGTTTGTGTGAACTCGAAGAGATCAGCCCATTCCTTCTTGTCATGTACCCTTCTGCTGAAGAGGACTTGTGACTTCTGTTCAGGTGACCGAAGGTTAATCGGAGTGTCGCCCATAACTTCCCTGACTTTCTTTTGCAGACGTGTTTCGATCTCAGCTTTCTCATGCTCGTACTCCTTTGCTACTCTGTCCAACTCTTGAAGATTGACTTTGAATCCAGCCATATAGATTTCTGTAAGGGTTTTACAGGTGTTGAAGGTAACACGTCTAACGGTATTGAGAGAGGCGGCATCGGGTTGGCTGTATTCTTTTTCTTGGGCATGGAACAACTCGCAAGTAGTAAGCAAATCATACTTGAGATAATCACAAAGCTCCTCATAAGGTATTTCATTTGTGTTCTTTCCTTCCTTAAAGTATTTCTTTAGTGTGTCTTGCTTTTTAAATGTTAACTGCCTACGTTCCGCACAAGCCTCAAGGCTTAGACCTCTTCTCTGTCCACGATCTAGTATATACTCACCAAGCATAGTGTCATAGATGTCACCATCATATTTGTACCCACACTCCCACAACCACATCAAGTCGTGCTGTGCGTTGTGCATTATCAGTAGCTTGGTATTGTCTAGTGTCCACTGTATCTCTAGTCTTTCAAATCCTATATCATCTTTTGATTCGTTATGATCTAGTGTTCTGATAGAGAGAGTAGCTTCAGGATCATCGGCATCAAGATAGCCTACCTGTACTAGATAGTTGTCAGGTTCAAACGGATCTAGGTGTAACTTATCGTCACGCTTTGTTGTCGTATTCTCTACGTCTAACACCAACCTCATGCTGAATACACTGATCTGGAACCGTCAAGCACACAAGTAATCTTACCTTGGAAGCCATTAAGTTTGTTCTTGGCTATGTTTAAGTATCTTATAGGATCATCCTCTTCTCCTTCTGCTTGTTGTGTCTTACCTATTAGTACCATGAGGTCAGCCTCTGCTGCCTTGCCTGTCTTACTACCTTCCATCATAGCTTGGTTCAGGTCAGCCCTGCCCTCTGCTTCTGCTGATAGCTGAGACATCCATATCACAGAGCAGTCATACTGCTTGGCTATGTTACGTGCATGGATAGCTGCTGCCTTGAGAGTTATGTCTGATCGTTCTGACCTGATGTCGGCAAACTTGTCGCCCATATCCAGGATAAGTATATCAGGACGTTCATACTTTACCACTGACTCAACCCAGTCCATACCCTTACCTGTGCTGTCCTTGAACTGTATGTTCTCTGACACAGGGTGGTATCTCTTGTTAGCCAGTGCTTTGTTGGTACGTACCTCAGTCATTGTCATGTTGGATGAGGCACTAATGTATCGTGCAGCTACACGTGTGTAAGCTTCCTCATTGCACAGCACTGTAACCTTTGCACCTTGTTGTGCGAAGCCACCGTCTGCTGCTACAAGTGAGGCGTGAAAGCTAGTCTTACCAGTATTAGGACGAGCGCCAACCAAGATAAGATGACCGCCACTGATACCCTCCACCCTACGAGCCAGACTGGATATGTTAAACTTCCATTTCGATTCAAGTGCCGTTGCATCAAGGATAGTATCAAGACTATGATCATCCCACTCGACACGAAGATTTGGAGTAAAGTCATCTTTGTATTCCTCTAGTAGTTGACGTAAAGGTTCAAGGCTATTCTCTGCACCATTCACAAAGTCAAAGCCAAGGTTAGCTACAAGGTCACCCACATGCTGCTGAAACAACTGCGACAATGTGTCCTCTGCTATCTCACCTTTGATAGGTTCAGCTATCTCAATACGCTTGAAGAGATCTTCATAAGCAGTACGTGTAGCGGTGGTCATGCTTGCATTGATACGGTTGAACACAGCCTGTAAGTCAGACACAGATAGGTCACCACCATATGTATCCATAGCTGCATCTAGTGCTTGCTTTATCTTACGCACATCCTTGGTAAAGATTTTATCTGGGCATCGTATACCTTTGTGTTGATCGTAAAAATCTTTACTGAGTAGCGTCTTTAGTAGTGCTAGTTCCATCATCTTGGTTCATCTCCTCTCGTTCCATTGATCTTCTTCGTTCCTCATCATCGAAGCTTCTTACTATTGGTACAGTTTTATTTGTATCAAAGTCTACTATTATACCAGTGTTCCACTTAGCGCACTCCTCTTGTGCATCCTTTAAGTTGTCGAACAGTTTAGGTTTGGGGTAGTTCTCAAACACTGCACCCTCTGGTACATACATGATGTCACCATCAACGTCAATCACTATTGCTAATCTCATTACATAACTCCTTTAGTTTCTCTAAGTCTTCTTCCATCTTATATTTGATATCATCTTGTAGGTTCATAGCAGTTGTCTTACGTCCTGTCCACAACTCTATCTCTCTGCGATACTCTACTGTCTTACCAATAGCATCAGGATCAAGTGCAATGATTACCTTGTCATACTCACCTATCTTCTCAAAATGTTTGGGGTTCATTGACGTACCCAGGATAGCCATAGCTGTGATGTATGGCATCTCTTGTACTGCAATCACAGCAGACACAACGTCCTCAACTATGAGCAGGGTAGAGCCATCACCTACTGTGTAGTAGTCAGCCTCACCTGTGTAGCGATACCACTTAGGGTTCTGCTTCTTACCTACTGCCCTACCTACAGCATCAACGATCCTACCTTCATGCTTGATAGGAAAGACTACACGTTCATCTTTTACATCATACATAGTATCACCTAGTGCTATGCCCCAACGTCTTATGTAGCGTTGGTGCTTGGTGTGTGTTGCTTTAGGTGTGACTACATACTCAGGTATCTCCATAGTTTCTTTCGCTTTCTTTATGTTTGTATACGCACGTTTAAATTGTAACTCATTCATGTGTAGGAATATCTCTGCTGCTGTCATACCAGTGTCGTATATACCACCAACTCTACAGCCTAGCTTGAAACAGTTGTACTTTATGTCACCAAATATATTAGCTACAGTAAATGTATTCTTACCTCGACAGTCAGGTGAAGGGCAGTCACACCTGTGACGCTCACCATCCTTGAGGTCAAGGCTATTGATAAACTCTCTGATGTTAGTCTTCTTCACGTATGCAGTCATCTTACTGTATCCCAATGTTGTTCTGTAAATGTTTTTATTCTATGACAGTTAGCACATAACACTTCGCATTTAGACATTTCAAGTTTTAACTCTTCCTTTCCTTTAGTTCCATTTTTTAACACTGCTTTATGTGCAAGCTTTCCCACCGTATGTTTTTTAAGTGATCTAATTATATGATTAAACTCTAATGCTGAATGATGTTCTTTGTATCCACACTCAGCACAACCTTTAAATAACTTAAACCTTCTTATTATTCTTTGACCTCGCTGATAAGTTTTTCTTTTTCTTTCAGCATCCCAAGTTTTGTATTCTTTAGTCCTAACTCTTTTATTCATCTTCCTTTACCCCTCTCGCTGCTAGTGCCTTGCTTGCACCACTGAATGTGTTGACCATGTATGGCTTGACTGATGCTGTATTCTGGTGGCCTGTCACCTGCATGATACCCACCATGTCAACACCACCTTCCATCATCTCAGTCACCGCTGTCCTACGTAGATCCATAGCCGTAAGTTCTTTAGGTAGATTAGCTTCGTCCAGGATCTTATTGATATATAACGATACTTCCTCTTTGTCATAGGGTGTATATGCTCCTGCTCTTGGCTTGACTCTTGGTGCTACGTACTCTTGAAAGCCAAACTCCTCCTTCTGTTGACGTAACATTGAACACAAACCTTGAGAGATAGGGAGGTGTACCTCTGCATTACGTTTGCTCTGAGTCATATCAATACGACAATGGTTTAGGTCTAAACTATCCCATGTAAGTAGACGTATGTCACCTACACGTTGACCCCAGTCGTATGCCATATGCACAATCAGTCCAATGCTACGCCAACGAAAGTCACTGTAAGATGTGTCAAGAAAGATTGACACTTGTTCACGACTCCAATGCACTCTCCTTGGTTTTTCTGCAACTGTCTCAACCAAAGAGATTGGATTATGAATCATCACATCATGTCGCATGGCGTGTTTCCAGGCTGCAGATAATACACTGCGCCTGTAGTTAGCTGTGCGTGTACCAATCTGTAGCCACTGCTCATACGCTTGTGTGATGTGTCGAACCTTCAAGTTCTTACAGCGATATGCCCGAAGCATCTTGCCCTCTACCTCAGTAATCAAGGTAGCACTCAGATGGTTGTCGTAGTCTTTTTGTGAGGAGGAGGACAACCTACGATACACATCTGAGTTACGGTAGAAGTTTATCACCTCTTCCAGTGTGGCACTATGCTTCGGGATATTCTTATATTTGTTTACCATCTTCTCCTAACCTTCCAGTAAGCCCAAGCTCTACTACAATGTCCATCCCCTAGCAATGCGTCTAATGGACGCACTACATTAGGTTTATTGTTTCTCTTCCAATCCCAGTTTCTTGCGGAGAAAGTTTGATTTAGTCTTCCTCCTAGTATTACGTTTGTTAGTACGCTCATCGCTATCAGTACCCTTACGAGGTAGGTTACCCACCCAATGTGTAACATCATCGAAAGGCGTGTTCGTATCCTCTGCATCGTCATCACTTTCCATTTAGATTTGCTATCCACAATAAGACAAAGCCTATTGTCCATGCCACTGCTAGTACCAATGGGAATGCTGCTGCTAAAAGTTCGGAACCCATAGTACACCCTCCTGTTTATCTTGTTCATATAGTTTTACTTCTTGCTCATGTAGCTTGGCTTCATCATCTTTGCCATCCCACCAAGCATCATCTGCCCTACGTCTACACTCATTGAGTACCCTGTCTATGGGTACAACCTTACTGACTCTCATGTTCCCTCCTCCTTATCTCTACAGTTAAGTCTTTGAATACATTTAGATACCGTAGTTCATAGCGTACAGCATCCATACGATGCTTGAATGAGTGGTAACCAAACCACTTACCATTCTTACCAAACCATACTTCATAAGACATTAGCACTTCTCCTTTTTAACTTTGTCAGTTCCTATGTAATAAGTTTTATCAGATCCCCAGCATACGTCAAGTGGTTTTATTCTACCGTTAGGTAATGCCATTCCTGGATACTTGTAATGTGGGTTAGCTTTCAAGAACTCTCTTAGTTCTTCTACTTCCATCTTGCGTTGGGCATGACGTAACTCTTGGACACACGCTGCCCTACCTGTCCAGTGATCATGCTTGTCCATGCAATACTTATGGATAGGGTTCTGTTCTTCAATCACTGCTAGTAGTAGCTCTATCATCTATCAATCCTTTCCTTAACATTTCTTTTGCATCTTCATACTGCCCTCGTAGCATACAGTCATGCGCCCACCTAAACCAGGACATTGCTTCCTTGTTAGGCTTACCAGTTCTTACCTCTTCCAAGGTAGGACTACTGGCTAGACTACCCACCTGATTGAGGTTAAGAAACCCTAACAGATTAGGCTTGTCAGTTGGTACATCGACAGTGCTGTAGTCCTTGCCGCAATACTTACGTGCGTCAGCTTGTGTACCTGCCCACACACCATTGCTATTCTTATACAGTTTCATGTTGCTTTCTCCATCTTGATCTGTATCCCTTGTGTATCTGTCTCTTTGGCTTTGCCTCTTGATGCATACCTTTGTCAATCATTTCTCTAGCCCAAGAGTATGAGATACCCCAATGCCTAGCCGCTTGTGCTACACTATCAAAGTTATTACCAAACAACCTACAAGGTTTACCTTTCTGTATCCCATACGCATATTGATTTAGTCTTGTAGGCTCATGCTTTACACGTTGATGTGCGTTAGTGTTTGTTGGTTGCATTATACTTCCTCCATTGAGTCTATCTCTTGCTGTAAGTGACCTATGATTACCATAGCTTCAGCGTTCTGTTCTATTAGTTTCTTGTTCTTAACGTACTGTAGATTGAGTTGTCCTTGTAAGTCACGCACATTACGCTGAAGTATTTCTATTGTATTAGCCTGAGATAGTATTACCTTTCTGTTTTTCTCAGCTTCCATTTCATCGGGTAGCATCTTCAACATCCTCCTCTAAGTATTTTAATATAGTTGAATGATGTACACCTAACTCTCTACCCATAGCCCTAGCACCAAATAACCTATCTCTAGGTACGTACTTTATTTTAACATAGGCAGCTTGCTGCTCTGTAAGTCTAGCAAGTGGATTGTCACATCCCTTCGCAGGTCTATTACCTAGCACATGCACAGAGTGTAAAGAGTTTTCGCTAGGTGTAGACCACTCCAAGTTGTGAACGGTATTGTTTTCTTTGTCACCATTCTTAT